CGTTCCATAGCAGCACGTAGATTGGAGAATGAATTAAAGTGATTTTGAATCCAAGACTGATCTTTACGTGTAAATGTAGTTGAAGTGTTATTTAATACAAATGATCGGTCGGCTTTCGCATTATCAACGAGTTGCTTAAGTCCTGCTTTCGCCAATTCTTCTGACAATCTATCCGCTTCCTTAATCGGTGCTGATAAATCTTCATTTAACTTCTTATAGAATGGATCCTTGATAGAATCGGCAGTTGCCTTAAAGCGTCTCGTAAATGAACTAAGATACTTTTGTTTGGCAGTCTTACGAGGTTCTACTTTCAAGTCGTATGTGGCTTGTAATCCATCAACAGTAATTGGTGTAAAGTATTCGGCAGGTACATTATCCTGGCGCCAATTGAGAATTTCTCGTTCCGCATTTAGAGTCACTACATCCAACTTATCAATAGTAATTTTCTGGTTATTATTGATATTATCCACATATTTTGGCACTTCCTTGAGCCAAACCTTTGCTGGTCGCCCCTTAGGCAAATCGGCAAAGAGCGTTTCAACAGCATTTTTGAATCCTAAACCTTCATCTTCAAACAATTCAGCGTAAGAACCCGATTGAACTGCTGCCTTCGTCTTTCTATCCAAAATATCAGTCTTAATAATGCCGATATCTGGTTGGAAGAGATGAGCAACACTGTCGCGAATAGATTGATATTGGTCGTCGTAACGAGCCATAACCTTGGCCAAATTCACTTTAGGATCCGTTGACATATTATTGCTATCTGAGATACGAAAGAAGAGTCGTGGCTTTTCAAAGTCCTCAGTTTCAATGTAATTCATAAATGCGCAAATTGGTTCCATCAACTTCAATGCTTCATTCTGGAGCATCATACGTTCATTGAAGATGATACGGTCACTAATAAGGTAAGTGAACAACAGGAGCGTTGGGTCGTGACTTGAGTCTTCAAGTGCCAAACCCTGACAATCAAGTAACAGAATAGACTTTGACTTATTGTAGTAATAGTCAATGCCGCGAGTACAGTGATTATCATCATCCTGAGTGGCAAATGGTGGAGTAAATTCTCCCTTTTCTCCCTGTAACCAATGAACGATAGAATTTAGGAAAGTAGACTTTCCCATACGTGCTTTACCGAGAATGCTAATAATACGAATATTATCATTCTCAGGAATGTTAATAGCACCAGAAAGTGTAAGACGTTTATTCACAATTTTAACGAGAGATGTAGACATTTTAAGGGGGTGTGCCATTCTCAATAAAAAAACGAAATGGTTTCAATTTTTTGCCAATTATAATTATTTCCACCAGCCACAACATTTTAAATTCACCAACGGTACATCTTTTGTTTGTTCTACAACAAGAGCCATAGGTGGAGCAGTAGGTATCGGTTCACTAATCATATCATTAAGACACGCTATTTGTTTTTTATAAAGTTCATTCTCCTTTTGTAGTTTTACCCAGTCTGCTAAGATCCGTGCTGATTCGTGCTTCATCATAGCAACTTCCTGTTCCAAACGCTGTTTATACGCTTCACTGTCTTCGCCAATCTTCATGAATCTAGATTTGATTAAGTCAACATAGAGTGTTTCGTATTTCTTAATACTTTCTATAAATCCATACCACGAATCACTAACTAGAGTATGTTGGACAGAAATTGGCGATTCTGCCAATTCTTTCAATGTCGTCGTAAGAATAGTATCCCTAAACTCTCCAACAATTAAGATAGGTGTGTACTTAAGATTACCAGAAATTTTTTCAATAGTTTGTTTTCGTAGATTGGCAATCATATCACTTAATGACGTAATGACAATCGTCTTCATATCATCACCTGATGGTGAATCCTGATTCATATTTACTATCTTTTGCGCATCTCTGCGGAAGTTATCCATTGCCTCTTGGAAAGATGTGGCAAGTAAAAGGCAGTATTCACGCTCTCTCTGTTTTGCCAGTTCAATTGTTTTGTTTATTGTTTCTTCCTGTTTGGTCATCCATTCCTCATACTTTTGTACTGTTGGCTCATAATACTTGTGAAGGAGATTGCGTAATGAGTCAAACTCATCCAAAGGCTGTGCCAGTCTACCGGTGAATGCTTCCTCTTTATTTGTTAGAGTAAACTGTCTATTGCGCTGTGCTACTAGAAATTGGGATGAAATGGCGGCTTCTGCGGCCCTTGCCGAATCTGCTACAGCTTTTCGTATAGGATCTCCCAGACGCTTTTCAAGTGCTATTTCGTATGGTAGTTTGACACTAACAGGTAGGCGCTCAAATTGTTCAGTGAACTCAAGCATCAAGGCGCGCTTTCTTGCTATACGTGGCTCCACTCGTTCAAGATATGTCTTCTGTAAACCATCAACTTCAATATTCATAAAGATTTCTGGCTCGGCAACCATTAGGTTTTGTTCCCATTCTAACATATCTCTTGTAGCAATCTGTGTAATAACATCCAATTTATCTAATGTAATTTTTTGGTTATTATTAAGCGAATTTACAATTGATACGAGTAATACCTTCCATTGATTAAACGGTTTTCCTGATGGTATTGTTTCTAGAATTTGTTTAATTGCCTTCGCAAATCCTAGATTTTGATTCTTGAATAGAGATTCATAGTCCCCTGTTTGGACTGATTTCTTAGTATTCTTATCCAAAGTATCTGTTTTAACGATTCCTAGTGGCTGTTGAAATAAATGAGTAACCGTATCACGTATTGATTGATATTGGTCATTGTAACACGCCATTACTTTTGTAAGATTTTGCTCTGGATCCTTAACTAAGTCTGCGTCTGATATACGAAATACTAGTTTCGGTTTTTCTACCTGGTCAATATCTACATAGTTCATGAAAGTACAAATAGGCTCCAAGAGTTTTAGAGCCTCGTTTTGTAACATCATACGCTCATTAAATATAATAACGTCGCTAATCAAATATGTAATTAAAAGAAGTAGAGGGTCGTGACTAGAGTCTTCAAGTGCTAAACCTTGACAATCTAGAAATAGAATAGAATTTCCTTTACTGTAATAATAATCAATTCCACGAGTACAGTGATTATCATCGCTTTGCGTGGCAAACAGTACACCAGTATTAGATTCAACTTGATTTATCATAGCATTTAGAAAGGTTGATTTACCCATACGCGCTTTACCGATAATACTAATTACACGAATAGTATCATCATTGGGAATGTTGATACTATTTGAAAGACAAATTGTCTTATTTGTTATACTTAAAAGTGAGGAAGCCATTGTACAAATCATAAAAAGTGGAAAATCTTTGTCAATTTTTTCACACAAATATAATTAGAAAAAATTTCTCTGGTAATAATTGTTCATAAGTTTCTTCGTTTTATTATTCATAGTATTGAATGGTTTCTTTGAAAGGCCCAATGGTTTGGGCTTGTACTTGTTTGTATATTTCAATTTATTCATTTTATAATTTTTAAAGTTAAATTTACGAGTGTTATTCTTTTTAACATTCTTTTTGACAGGATTCTCCTGTTCCATTGGAAAAATAAGATTATTATTCATCTTATTATAGCGGATTATTTTTTAGAAATCAGCATAGAGGCGATGGAGCGTTGACCATTTGAGGCCATCGTATCTGCCTTGAGGAGTGACCCAAACAATAACTCTTCTGCCAGTTTTTCACGTGCCGCAACTGGATCCTTCGCTTTCTTACAAGCCTCTAGTTCGTGTGTTTTGACCCCAGGAAGTTTGGCGAGTTCTAACGCAAACACTTGCGCTATCGGCTTGGCAATTTGATTCGTAATGTAGTGTTTGTAGTCTGGTCTCAGCCCGTGTTCCTTGATGAAAGTGGGCGTTTCAATCCGCTCGCCCTGTAGAGTCGCCTTGGATTCAATATAGACAAACGACATTCGTTCGCTGGTTGAAGGCTTGTTGCCTGGGTCCCGTTCCGCAATACGGTCCGCCAATACCTTATGAGCGATACGGGACGGATTTGCGTAATCAGCACGAAGCGATTTCGTAATCATCAGTTTCGTCATTGGGAATTTACCGGCGAGCAGGTCCTTCGCCGTTGACTGAACGAACTCAAATGCGTCCTTCACGCCTGAGCTTCCAACAGGTCGGGTTGGGTCCAGAATTCGCTCAAGCACGCCCCCATACACATACTTTACTATCGGCGCATTATCTCGGCGTTTCATAACGATACCCATACTCTTACGATGGAAGTCATCAGGATTGAGGCCGTCTTCACTCATATCACCGACATATCGCTTCTTGCTCAAGAGACAGAATGTACGAAAGATTTTATCAAATTCAAAGTCGTGCGGTGGCTTGAGGCACGAACTCACCAGTTTGCCCGATTCAATCGTCAAGTCTTTCGCTGCCTTGAGGGCGGCATCGCCCGTTAGTGGCTTGCCCGTTACGGGGTCTTTCGGGCGAAAGCGCAGAAAGATAGAATCGGTATCACCGTAGACACATTCGGCATCGCAACGCGGGTCTTTTCCGCCGCCGTACACCGTCTCAATCACCGCCTTGGCAAACATCAACTGCTTACGACCGTAGGCGGTCGTGGATGCGGCCAGAACTTGTCGGCGCACTTTGAACGTTCCAGAGCCCAACTGTCCATATAACGAATTGGCCGTCAACTTATAGGCCAACTGTTGCGCATCAAGCAGCGACTTCTTGAATTCATCGGCCTCTTTCTCCGCCTGTTTACGGCACTTCTTACGAGATGATAGCAACATTTCCAAAATACGAGGAATAGTCCCCTGCGGATTCTGGATGTACCGTGCGATGCGCTTACCGTCACGGATTTTCACTGGATGTTTGCGTGTATCGGCCGGATCCGGTCGCAAGATATCAAACTCAATATTTACATACGTTTTTCCAGGAATATTGTCGTAACGGTCGGAGCCTTCACGGAGCTCACGGAAGGTCTTGCCATCGTTTTCGTAATCTTTGACCCATATGAGGCTGTCATGACTGATGTTTTCGCTGATAATAGAAGAGGGATAAAGCGAGGCAAAATCATCGGCGGTAATGGGGTCATTGATATAAATACCCGTCTTTGGTTCCAGCACAATCGCACCTTCAAACGAGTCGTCTTCCTGATTCTCCTCCGACATCGGTGGCTCTTCACCGTCCGCATATCTCGGTGGGCTCGGCATCACTTCAATCAACTGGTCCGCCTTTCGGCATTCCTTAAAGATGAGCGATTCAATCTTGACACCTTGACCTCGTAGGAAGATGAAGGAGACTGGAACCGAACAAACATTCGCCATAGCCACCGAATTGTTCAAGATTTCCAACTTATTGAACAGTTCCATTACTAGATCACAATCTTGTAAACAGTATCGTGCGACGATTCCACGCTCCTGTGGCGTGCCACGATGAAAGCGAAAGATATCTTTCGGCGAGACATCATCTTTCACCTGAGCCCAACGAGTCGCCGTTGTGCCGCTGTCATTGAGTGCCGACAAACCGCCCTTGATACGAATGGTGAGTTTTGTCGCTTCCACGGCGAGCACCTCCGCCTTCTCAACAATTCGGTCGTTTTCATCGTCCATGAGCGTAATGAAACGACCGGCCACCGTTCCCTTCGTAGATTTCGTCGCAACAATGAATTCCTCTTCACGGAATTGGGTAATAGACTTCACACTACCACTGACGAAGGTTGCCGATACATTATCAAGACTGTAAGAATCTAGATTGTGATTACGGCGAATATAGGGAAGCAAATCAATCTGGAGACGACCAGGACTGTTCATGAAGTACATGGTATTATCACCCATCGCAGACGATGATAGAAACTTCTTTTCAAGCTTCGTGGGCCTGGATTTCAAACAAGAGAGAGGTGATGTTATACGGGAGGTCTCCTTTTCGCCGGTCAATTCAACCAGACGGTCCCAAATGTATTGAGAATCAAAACCAAATATGTTATATCCAATGAGGATGTCTGGATCGTTCTTGCCGAGCCATTGAAACCAGGCTCTCAAGAGTGCCGCCTCATCTTGGAACGAATAGACCTCTATCGGCACCTCTTCACCTGGTGGTCGCACCGTCTTCTCATCCACCGAATTGAGTACCCAAATATGCTTGCTCACCGGCTTAGAACGGCGATAGAGCACAATGCCGATTTGGATGATTTCATCGCCCGCAATCGGTGGGAGGGTTTCCGTAAGCAGATTGTCTAGGGCGATAATTGCCTTATCGCGCGCCTCTGCCGATTCCGCAACACGTAGCGCGGCCAAGGCGTTCTTCACGTGCTGCTCTCGCTTTCTATCGGCTATTGCCTTTGTTAGAGATTCAGCCGTCACCGGTTCGCGATATTTACGATTGTTAATATAAATCGGCGATAGTTTGCCTGGCTTTTGATTCACGGCGTTCGCCAGTTGTTGAACCATATCCAGGACGTTGATTGGGATACCCGTTTCCTGAAATTCGCGAACTGGCTTGCGCCAGGTTTTCGTTGCAATAGGAAAGTCGCCGTGGCTGGAATTACATTCTATATCCCACGCTCCTACGAGGAACGGTGCCATACCTGCGTCTGCTGCCGGCTTAACATCGTTCCAATCCGCAACAGCGTACACTTTTACTTTTGCTTCATCGCTATCGGCGGATTCCCAGTGATTCGCCGGAACTTGGACCCAGCCCGCTGGACTAATATCCTGTAAATGGAAGAAACGGAGAACTGGGTCAATGTTTGCCTCGTACACTTTGAGGGCGACGCGACGACCATCTGGAGTCGCTGAATGAATATCGCCCGTGGGGGTGTGTTTCGCTAAAGTTGTTATGGCATCGGCGCCAAACATAGATTTTGTTTCGTAGCCGACTGGTGTAGATGCCTTATCCAACATTCGGTCTTTCAAGATTCGCCATAGATTGATTGTAGGCACTGTAATCTTTAGAAATGTGCCCTTATTGCCGCCGTTGTAATCTATCAAGACGCCGTGTTCAACATAATCAAGTCCAACAGCGTAAACCGATTCTGGTGGAACTCCGTCCAGAATCCATATTTGTAGATTCTTCTTTGCGGTTTCGTTAGCGGCTAGGCAGTCTGGAAGTCTAACATAGAAATATGGTTTGAAGTTGGTGACCTGGAGCGCCACCGATTGCCCTTGCGGGTCGGTGCCAAACAATAGAATTTGGTACTCTTTTTGTTTGTTCGCCGAGTCGTTTGGGCGTCGGTCATCGTCGCCGTCCAGTGGCGAATCAGGAAAGGCATCACGACTCATGATGTCCTTACACTGAAAGAGGAGGGAATCGTTTTCTGGATCGTACATTCGTGTGCTTATCTTTTCTTGCGAAGCAAAAAAGTCAATTTTTTTACGATTTCGTTGTCATTGCGTTTTCGTTGCGTTTTCGTTTATCTATGATGACTTGGATAACTAGGATATGAGGGGCTTGGCATTGGTAATGCCGAGAATCGTACCATTTTCTTGGAATAATCGTGCCACTTCATACCCAAATCTTCAATTACTATTGTTTTCATATCATTAACGGCGACGGTAGGAATAGTACAAATCGCTTGCATTTTGGGCGTAAGTTGGCCCAAATTAATATATACTTTTGATAGTTTTGCCTTAAGATTTTCGTACTCTCGTGCCGCCTCCCTTACATCATACGTATTAAACGTAAATCGTAGTTCCCGTTCCGCGTAATTTTCCGTATCCCACAGAGTCGCCGTAACCGTAAATTTTTTGGAGAACTTTTTCATTGAATTAAGAATATCCAGTGCTTCAGGTACGGTTTCAAATGCGAAAATTCCCAGGTCGGCATGTTTAATGGAGAACTGTTCCGTTTTGATTAACTGACGCATGATGAAAATTAATTCGTCACGTTTCATCATACAGTAACGGTATCGTCGGTCAGCGTGTGTTTTAACAACGGTGATATTATGCCGCTTAAGTTGCGAAATTATATCATCAAATGTAAGTTTTGTTTGTGTAGCACCCATTTACTATCTTTGCTGATTTTACCTTATTATCATAATGAATTCTCAATTTTTTTAATGTTTGCGAGTGTTGCGACGAGTAGAGGCACGACGATTAGCTCGTTTAGGGGATTTGTAGGTCTTACCACGTTTTGGCAAAAGTGAGTTTCCTAAGAGTAAGAGTGCTGCTGGTCCCGCCTTATTAAGCGCTGTCATAAACGCACTCATAACCGAGCCCATACCACCACCTGCCATTGGTGTATTCTTAACAACCTCCTCATTCTTCTCTAAAAAGTCCTTATCGCTGAGTAATACTCCCTGTGGGCCGGGAATCTTAGCGTTAGGCTGTGCGGTTTCTACCGCTTTTACTAATTCTTTCATCACCTTTGGGTCGTTCATCTGTGGAACAACGTTTGTAGTTTCAGGAGTACCAGGTACTTTGTAGTCTTCTACCTTACCGTTGGTCACCTTGACAACACTGGGATAACCGGTAATTTTGGCATTTTTAATTTCCGGTACCTTTTCTACGATATCGTGGTGAACAGCAGCCATATTCGCAACACGTCCCGGTGTCTTTGCGATCTCCTTGAATTTAGGCATGTAACGGTGGCAATGACCGCACCAATCGGCGTGAATCAAAATATAGATTGTAGGACTATTCAAAATAAGTTGACGAAGTTCGGGTATCTGCTCTTCCTCACGAACATCTAATAATGGCGATGGTGCTACCACCTCCTTACGAGATAAAAATCGTCCGCGCTGATTACGAGGGAACATTCTACCTAGTACGAATAAATTCGTTATACCAGATTAAGAGGAGGATGAAAGTTCCATCAAATATTATTCTTTTGGTCGTGGTGGGCTTGACAATGCTCGCCATCATTGTACTCCGCACAAATTTCAAAATGATAGCGGAAGCGTTTACCGACGCCGATGATATTGCGAAGGCGAACAAGGCAGCGGATGACCGCTCCAACGGAATTCTCGGCGAACGAGCCCACGGCTGTCCTACCGCAGCGATTCGTGGTCCCGACGGTCGCATCTCCGTAATGCCCAGCGGACAAAGTTTTTACACAATGTCCGACTACATTACATATTTGAACGGATTATACTCCAATGGCTCCCAGTGTATTCCACCTAAGGTGACCGATGACCGCGAACCGGTCTTCGGTTTAATCGGCGGTCAGGGTGTCGGTGCCGGCTCTCCTCAATCGTACAATCTTGAAGGAACCACCCGTGACGTTCTCAATACGGCCGCAAATGATGAGCAGACGTCCGCTAAAACACCTATCAATAAATTGGACGATTATGAATACACCCGTGTGTTCCAAACCGAAGATCAGGCCCGTAATACGATTTCCAAAGAGTCCAAAAATCAGTTAATGGAAAAATACAACTTAGACTGGGCGAATCTACCTTTTAATTCACAGGAGCGCGCAGAAAAAGAAGATGAATTTGTAGCAGGACGAATGGAATCGTATTGGAAGGACCCAAAGTCTGGCGCTTTCTTTAACACTGTTGACGGCAAGAATGTGATGCCTCCCGATGTTGAGGCGGAAAATCTACGTGAGCAGAAGATTCTCGCCTCCTACCGCCCAACCGATATAACCGAGCATGTCATTGACAGCGAAACTGAACAGGTCGCAAACATGGTGATGAAATTA